GGTCTTTTCGTTTGCCGCATCCAACGCATCAGCGGACCCACGCGCCACCGCCTGCTGACGCCGGAAGTCCTCAATCATCTTCAGCGGCCCGCGCAGCCCCTGCATGCGCCCCATTTCAGACCGGACTTTGGACGCAAAGCGACCTGTCACACCTGTCATGTTCCGGATGTCAGACGAGTATTGGTCAACAGCCTTGATGACCAGTTCCGTTGTGATCCGCTTGCCTGCCATTGTGCTGCATACCTTGAAATTTTAGGGAAATATGCCTACATCTTAGGCATGGACATTTTTGCGATGATCTTTGCCATCCTGATGACAGCTGCCGCCATCGCGGCGACGGTTATCTTGGGTGTTTATGCAGGCGGATTGTGGAGCGCAGGCGCATTCGCGCTGTTTCTTTTCGCGCTGTATCGGGCATGCATTCATCAGAGCGGCCCCGACCGGAAAAGAGACCGGGACACGCTCAATGCTTTTCAGCAGCCGCTGGCTGACGATTAAGACTATTCGAACTTCAACCTTGTCGCATCCCACACTTTCTGTGCGGTGTCGTGCCATTTGTTGAAGTCCGACATCTTCATCATCAAGACCTGCGGCAATGGTGTCGAAAACACCGACGCCACAAATCCGGCGGCAAAGCGCAGGTCTTCCGCTACTTTGCCGGGCTTCCGTTTCCCGAACTTTCGCCAGCCTTTTCGCCTTTGTCAGCCTTGAAACCCAAAACCGCTTCAGCTGCAGCATTGACAGCTTCAAGGTCCGAATCCTTGATTTTGCCAACCACAGCTTCAGACACGCCAGTCAAGCGCGCCAGCCAGAAGCGGTTCACCTTGGCCGCAGTGACAGGGGAATGCACGGCCAGTTCAGAACCGTCTTCCTGCTTTACCTTTTTGGGTTCCGGAAACGATGCTTCCAGTTCCGCATAGGCAATTTGGGCGTCCAGGTCGGGTTCATCGAATGTCAGCTTGTCATAGGTCTGACCATCAACCGTAACGGGCCGCGTCAGCGGAACTTCAATTGGCAGGTCCATTTGCGCGCCCCCTTACAACAGAAGCGCGGCACGGATGTCGCTTGTTTGCGACTGGCCACCAACTGCCACGTTGAAATCATCCGCCTCGATCATTTCAGCGCCACCGATTTCCAGCTTCAGATATTCCCACACAAACGTGTAGTCAGTTTCCGCTTTGTCGCCAGGCTTCCAGCTGCCAAAATCCGCTTCCTTCAGGAAGCCGCGCAGGTAGCAGGTGGCGTTGGTGACGGTGCCATCTTCATCGACCAACGCGCCGGTAATCATCAGCGTGTCAGTGGTGCCCTGCATGCCGTTGATGGCCGCGACGGTTGCCGGGTCCAAAGCGGTCATCTTGAACTTGGCGTTTTCGCGCTCATAGCCTTGGCGAATTTCACGCTCCATCACCATGCCCGCATTGCGGATTTTGTCAGTCTTCACCTTGAAGGGTGGAATTGTCATTTCTGACGCTTGGCCAACCTTCACGTCTTCGTTCAGCCACATCGCACAATCGCGAAGCAGGAATGCCGGGGTCGATTTCATATCATATCTCCTGAATGGGCCATTTATCTGATGGCATCAGTGCAGATGCACTGGAGGTGCATCTGCATCATGGGTTCGCGGATTGACTGGACTTAGGCTGCGGCCTGAAGCGCCGCTTTGGTCAATTCCAGATAGTATTCGATGTTGCGGTGCGCGATGAAGCGGATGTCTTCCATCGGTGCAGGCGGTTCGAAATCGAGCGACAACGTGATGCGGCCAGCTGCCAGTTGCGTTGGTTCGTTCAGGTCTTGGTCCAGCCAGACGCGGCCCCCGATGATTGCACCTTCAGCAATGAAGGTACGCATGGCGGCATTGCCGGACTCGATCATCAACTTGACGTTCGCTGCCGAAAAAGGCTTATCCACGAATTCAAAGTAAGCCTTTTCGATGGCTTCATTGATGAAGTCAGCGGTGCGGCGAACAGCGAGGAACACCCACAGGTCATCATCGGTAGCGCCACGGTTGCCCCAAGTGATGTACCCTTCACCCGTGTTGATTACCGTGTTGACGTGGTTTTCGTTCAGATAGTTCGAATGCGCGCCATAGGTGACAGGCCGGGACACGCCCGTGATGCCGTTGATGGCCTTGTTCGATAGCGAATGCCAGAAGCCCAGTTTCTTATCGACACGAGCCTGAACACCGGCAAAGCGCGCTGACGCAGGCCGCGCGACGTTGGTGCTGGTTTCGGTATCCCAGACCAGAACCTTGGGGTCCACAACATAGACGCGCTGCGAATTGATCTGCTGACGGTAAAGGATGGCAGTGGCATCGTCCGTGTCAGGACCATCGACAAAGGCCACAGCCCGCAGCGCATCCAAGACACCAATCAGTTCTGCCACAACGGGATTGGCAGTTGTGCCGTCGCCAGATGTAAAGCCCGGTGCCGCAATCAAGCGTGGCTTGATGCCAAGCATCGGTTCGGATTTGAGCAGAGCATGAACCCCCGTGCGCGCCGTTGCGTCACCAACTAGGTTGGACATGGTGGCGGCAAGGTCCACGCCCTCTTCCACGCGAATGACAACCGTGTAGGCACCGACTTGGTCGAACACATCATCAATCGCGTCTTTCAGTGTGCCGGTTGCGCCAATGCCAACAGCATCGGTTGGCGTGCCCTTCAGCAGCACCGGCGTGTTCAACGGGAACTTCACCGGGTCAGCATCAGGTGCCGTGCCCAACAGGCCCACGACAGCCGTCTGGGCCACCTGAACCAGAACAGGGGTTTCATTGGATTCCGACAGTCGCGTGCCGTGGTGGTAGCTGAGGTCAGCCATAGGTCTTTCTCCTTTGGTCAAAAGAAAACCCGGCACGCTGGCCGGGGTGAAAAGTGTTTACTTTTCGGTTTGTGCGCTAATGCGCCTAAAATGAAGCCACGTTTGCCTGACTAAAACTTGTCTACTGTCACCAGAACTTCAGGCGGAATTGGAGGCCAGTTTTTGTCTTCCGAAAAGTCTAAGTCAGAATTGTCAGCAAGGGTTTTCACCGTCGCGCGCATTTCAGTTACCCAAGAAATTGCCGCGTCCAAACCAATCAGCGTTTCCTTTTCGTCATCACTGCGAGTGCTGACGGTTTTCGAAGAAATGACCGCAACCGCAGAGGCCATATTCATCTGCGCTTCCGCGCTTGCTATCGAATAAATTCGGCGTCTACATTCGCCAGCGACTTTCGAACGTCGCTCTTCCAGTATAGCAGCGTCCCACGCGGGTTTGACTGTGCCTTCGTGCAGCCCAGAAACTTCAACAAGATCCCGAAACCCTTGGTCAGTAGGCTCGAAACCTATATATTTCGACTTATTCAATAAGATATCCATATTATTTACCCCACAATATAGCTGCTGGTGCCCATAGCCGTTCCGGCATGAACAAAGTTCGGTCCAAGGCTGCACTGCCACAATTCATAGGCAGCAAATCCTTCGCCACTGCCGCGATTGAAAATCGTTGTCGTGCCTTGATAAGGGTCGCCAATTTCGTCCAAGAAATTTATTCGGGCCAAGTAAATGCTGCAAAATCCGCCCTTCGTGTAGACTGAGTTCGCAACGCTAAAAGTCGAAGTGTTCTTGATCGTAATGTCCCACGAATTGAAGCCGCCAATAGCAACCGCCGAAAGTTGCGAAACATTAAACAAATACCCATTGTATTCGTCGAAGTCGTAGTCAACTTCAAAGCGATAAATTGTGTGAAGACTGCCCCCGATGCAGTTTATCACCCCGCGCCATTTAAGGTAGCAAGTGCCGTGGTTTACCAATGGCCTAAGCGTAACTCGTCCGCCTAGTACTGTGCAGGAATTTACAACAAAAGGGTTCAATTCGTCACTTTCGATGTAAACGTCGACACTGCCCCCTTTTGGCGCAACATTGAAAACTTTTTCCAATGTTGCGAAAGGCGACGCGTCAGAGCGCCCATCGTTAGCGTCTGAGCCACTATAAGATACATAATAGCTCCGCGACATTTCCGTTCGAACTACGCCGATCAGGTTGCTGGATAATTCTTCATAGTCCGCCTCTGCCTGTGCAACATTGGCTTGAAACTGGTCGCGCTGACCTTGAAAATAAGCTAACATTTCCTCGGTAGCAGCCACCTGCCGCACAAGTGCTTCGTGTGTTGTCTCTGCCATTAGTAGTCTCCTGTGATTTCACGAACACGGTCTGCCAAACGCAGATTTTCCAGTCCATTTCGGATTGCAAATGTTGAAAGGGTTGCGATTTCTTTAGTCATCAACAGCTGCAGCGGTGGGCCAGCGGACACGATGTTGATGCTGGACGGGTCAACCGCTTCCAGAACCAATTCCAACGCAATGGCAGCACGGGAAATCGAAGACTTCCAAATCAGCCCCTGCGTTGGATGCGATGCGATAGCGAACAAGGTGCCATCATCCAGAAAGAAACCGACTTCCTTGATGAAATAATCACCCGCGCCTTCGATCACGAACGAAATGTCCGTCTGGCCATTTCCGACATCGCGCGCATCTTGAATTTCGACCCGTTGACGCTCACCAAACAGGGCGGTTTGTGTTGCCTTGCCGTTGGCACTGGTCGGCACGACATAGCCGGAACTCCCCACCGCGACATGGGCAATGTTTACCTTGAAGCCGCCTTCTTCAGCAGCAAGCGCGGCCGCAAAACCCGCTTCAGTGATGACCGGGGTGAATGTTTCTGACATTGGCTTCCTCTTGATTTAGGCGATGCGTCCGCGCGTCACGGAAATCGCTGATGCGTGACCCGCCGGGGTCGATTTCAAGGGCAGACGTGGTGTCTGCTGGATGACATTCATGCGGAACCGCGCGAAGCCGATGGCGGATGCATTTGCACCCATGCCCAACGGCTGCAGGCGCAGCTTCGCACCCACTGCGACGGTGAACCCGCGTGACACGGGTGCGACACGCTCAATCACCGCAATGATGGACCGCACCATTTTTTGATTGATGAACACTTCTTCATCGGAATAGAGCGCCCGCCCTGCATAGGCGGTGACATCGAACGTGCCCGGTGCCGCTTCTGGCGCAGCCTGCCACCATTCCACCAGTTCCGTGCGCACTTCCAGGGCATCCAAAGCGCGCTTGATGGCGTGTGGTGTACCCTTGAAGCGGTGAACTTCCGCAGACATCGCGACCACGTTGCGCTTGATGTCTTCGGGCCAATCGACATCCCAGACATCCACTGAATTTTCCCATGCAAGATGGTCCAGCAGGGCTTCAGAAACCGTCATGGGGTCTTTGGAAATCATCGCCACTGGCAGCATGAACAGCCGTTCTTCAAGGATGTCCAAGGCGCGCGCCAAATCCGTGGCTGTTTTGGGCAACATGCTTTGCGTTCGATCAAACATCACGCCACCCACCTGACACAGCTTCAGCCGTCAGATTGACGGAAGTGCAATACGGCGCTTCAAATGGCCCAATATCCAGGTCAGCAGCCGGATGCGTGATGACTACATCCACGACACCTTCAACGCTTAAGGCAGCGGCCAAAGACGTGCGATACAGCTTGCGGCCAATCCGCAGGCGGTTGCTGATGAAGGCTTCAGCCGTGGCCTGCGCCGCAGCCAGCACGACACCCGCAGACGCCGCTGACGTGACGTGCAGCACTGCTTGGATTTGATAGGGCACAGGGGTCGCAGAAATGACCGTCAGCTTGTCAGCAACCGGGCGGCGCGTGTCAGGGGTGCAGTTGCCAAAGACAGCTTCCAGCAACGCCGCGTCAGCCGCTCCATCACCTTCTGACGACAGCACAACCATCTTTGGTTCAGCTGCAGGAATGGCAGGGTCCAGCCCGTGGTTTGGACCATAGACAGCGACATCCACAACCCGGTCATCCGCATCCAGCGCCCAATAGACATAAGACCCTTCCGTTCCGTGCGGTGAATAGGCTTCCATGACCAGCTGAATGCGGGCACGGAATGCTTCATCATTTTCCAGAATGATGTTCTTTGGGTCCGCATCATCCAGAACCTTCCGCACAACCCCGCGATTTGCGCCGATCTGGTCAAGGTCAGGGCCGCGTGCCGTCGAAAGAAACACAGACCGAATGGCAGTGTTGATTTGGTTCGACAGATACAGTTCACGCGCCGCAGCTGCTTCATTCAGGTAACGCATCGGACTGGCCGCAATGTTGCGCGCAAGCGCCATCGCTTCAGCGACCTTGGGGGCTTCGAACACTTCAGACAGCTGCGCTTCCAGTTCCTGAAGGCGCGCTTCCAAAATGGCGTCGAAATCCAAGACCGCCACAGAAGACATGTCAGGCAAAGTCGAAAGGTCCAGGGCTGCAAAACGGCTCATGCTGCAAGGCTCCAATTGTCCACGCGGGTGCCCTGCACCCGGATGACTTGCGTTTCATCATTTACAACCGTGTCGTCACCCAAATGGGCATTGGGCATGTGGTTGCCCTTCAGCTGCAAAGACATGACTCCATCAGCACCAGCTGAAAGGCTCACATCCGTCAGTTCAAATCGCGGCTCCCAACGGTCAATCGCTTCAGCAACCGACACATAAAGCGCCATGATGTTGGCATCGTTCATAGGCATGTCCACCATCGCAGGGACATCAGACCCAAACTGACGCATGAACACCCGCGTGTTCAGCCGGGTCACCAGAATGGTTTCGATGGACTGGACCACATGCGCCCAACCATTGACCGATGCCCCTGTGTGGTGGTTCAAATCCATGTGCAAATCAGTCCTTGGGGTCCGCTTCAGACGCTTCTTTTGCGGGCTGCTTTCCCAAGGGCTTCTGGCCAACCGGCACAGCCACAGGCGTGGCGACCTTCAGGCCGCTTCCGTATGGCGCGACATAGTATTTGGCCGCGCGTTCCATCATTTGGACCGATTCACCAACCTTGCGGTGCTGCCCCGCGATGAACCGTTCTGCAGTCACTTCATAGTCTTTCATCGCCGTCATGGGTTTTCCTTTCAGTTTGGTTTTCCAGTGTTTGATGGTCCTGACGTCACGCCTTTATGGGTATGCGTGTCGCCAATATCTTTTCCGTTGTGAGACAACGCGCCGCCGGTATTGACCGCCCCTGCAGCCGATAGCGTCAGGGAATATCCACCGATGGTGATGACGATGGCAGACCCACCGCCCGTGGCCTTGATTGATGCAGCACCGACAGACAGCAGCACAAATTCATCACCGGCACCCGATGGCCTGCCATTTGCTGCTGAATTCAGACTGCCCTGAATGGTTGCGTCATGCAGGTCACCGCTTTCTGACCTGATTTCGACCTGTTGCCCGACCGATGGCGGGTTGTGGGTTTTGTTGGCACCCGCCGCCGGTTCCGTCCATGGCAACCAGCCTGTCAGCATGGGGGCATCACCTTGCGTCAGCCGCACACGGGCAAGCCCGTTTGCGGCATCGACTTCAGTGACCACACCAGTGCGGCCCTGCGACCCGATGCGCCTTTCCACCGCTGCCAACCGGCGGCGCATGTCATCCATTTGTTCAGACAGACCCATCAGCTGCGGTCCACGACTGAAGACGGGTCTTGCACCACGGATGCTGCAGGCACGCCATTGAAGGAATAGAGGCGCAATGAAGCCGCGTCGCGCGATGTCATCCCGGTCAGCGCTTCAAAGTCCGGATATTCAGCAGCACTAGGCTGACCCAACATCTGCCGGAAAAGGCCAAGCTGCTTCACATCGAACTGTTCCATCAACGCCAGAAAGATTGGCCACTGACTGCCGTCAGCGAACACCTGACCAAACGGTGGGTCCGCATAGGCATCGACCGTCACCTTCAGCTGACCGCAAGCCAGGCGCACGTTTTCCGCCGCGCTGCTGGACCGGACCTGCGCCTTGGAAACCAGCACGCAAAGATTGCCGAAGACCTGCGACCAAGGGTTTGACGCATCTGTAAGAACACGACAAATCTGGCATCCGAGAATGTCCAGAATGGCTTCGAACTGCGCATCAGTCGATGGCAATCCTTCGATGATTTCGGTGACACCGGTGTCCTTGTTCAACTCACCCATGGTCAGCGAAACACCGCAATTGAACGTCAGTTCAACCCGACCGTTCGCGCGCAGCCCGGTATCACCCAAATCTTCAGCTTTGCTGTTGTCCGAATAGACCGCAATGAAGGGCCGCTTCTGGTCCGTTTTCAGGTCACCATCCACGGTCTGGTCAATGGCTGAAATCTGGCTATCCAGAACATTCGTGCCCACCATCGTGCCGCCTGCCTTCAAGGCTTCGACAGCAGCAATCCGTAAGGCCATCATCGTCAGTGACATCAGGCATCCCCCAAGTCGCAAATCAAACGCAAGTGTGACCGGTCATCGACCATCAGAATTTCAAAGGCAGGTTCGCCCGCGCGGTCCAGCGCCACGAACTTGTCACCCTTGCGTACGTCGATGTCAGGGTGAACCGAACGGTCAATGCGCAAGTGACCGCCTGCGGCTGCAATGCCAGACCGTGCATTGTTCCCACGGCCAAAGTTCATCTTTTCCGTTTCGCGGTCACCCGTTCGAACAACCGCGGTGAATTCGACCTTATCGCGCGTCAGGTCTTGCTGACCGTTAGACAGCGGAAGGTGCCTAAGCGTTTCCGCCCAGACATCATCCACTGCTTCCATCAGTTCTTCGCGCAACCCGCGCTCCATCAGTCCTTCAGCGCCGCCAAGGCTTCCTGTGCGGCCAGCAGGGTGGCACGGGCACCATCAGCACGGTTGGTGCCTTCTGCAGCGTTCAGTGCCGCCTGTGCGTCCGTCACCGCCGTTTGGGCTGCTTTGACCCGTGCCGCCTTTTCGGCAGCGGCTTTTTCTTCAGCGGTCGGGTCTGCAGGCTTTTTCTTGGGTGCTTCGCAGTGTTCAGCGATACCATCCTGAACAAGACTGTCGGCATAGAAAGCCGGAACCTGAACAGGCTGACCATCCTGAACTTGAACGGCCCTTTCTTCACCGGCCATTTCAGCCGGAATCGTCAGATTGCCTTTGCAAGCAATCCACTTCTTCTTCGCATTTGCCATGGTTTTTCTCCTGTTCTGGCTGAATGCCAATGCGGTTCACCGCATAGGGATGCAGCCAAAAGCCCGGCACTGTCATGCCGGGCCCTGTTTGCTCGATAGGTTTGGAAACCCTTAGATGGTCAACTTACGCAGCGCGCCCGGACGGGTGCAGAGCGAAATCGCGTTCATCTGCGAATCCAGATGACGCCCCTTGCCGTTTGCCATGGGGTATTGGTTCGCATAGCGCGGCAGACCAATCGTGTTGACCGTTTCTTCCAGGTCAGCAGGCGCAAAGCGCGTGATGAACAATTCCGGCACGCCAGTCGGGAAGACACGGGCTTCATTATCGGCAATGAACGCGGCATTGCCGTTCGCCAACGTGGCACGACGCCCGGTGCGGTAACGCTCCCAAGTCACGCCACCGACACGGAAGACATCAGGGGCACCATCGCGCAGCTGATAGCCTTGGTTGTCGGCAAGGAAGGTTTCGCGCACCTCCTTCTGGTCCCAAAGCGCAGCATGGAATTCACGCCCACACATGGCATGGATGCCGTCATAGGTTTCGTCCAAATCGTCTTCGATGGAATAGACCACATCATTTTTGATTTTGGTGGCGATGCCCGCAACCTGCCCACCAAGCCCCATCACCACAGGTGCAGGAACAGCCAAACCAAACCGGTCATAGAGGTTGTGCAGGACACGCCCCTTGCCAGACAGCACGATGCCTTTGATGGCACCGACCCGCTGGTGTTCCAATGTCGCATCGAAGCTACGCGCGTGCTTCGCCAGCTTGGAATCAACGCGGTTCTGGACGGTTTCAAGCTGGTCGGTTTCACCCAACATGCGCACGCCCTGAACTTCATCGGCCAGGACAGCATCATTGATTTCGAAATGGTCAATTTCGAACGGGATCAACCGGCGGTCATCATCGTCCGTTGTATTGCCGGGTCCACCCCGCGCAGAAGGTTCAATGATGGCAAGTGTGCCATTGTTTTCTTCGATTTTGACAGTGGTTGTCGAAACCCCTTCTTCATCGAAGATCTCGGTTGCACCGACTTGGCCGGGCACGAACGGTTGATTGTTCAGCGCAGCCGTCAGCGCAATGACTGAAAATTCTTCCCACATAGTCTTCTTTCCTCTTAGCGCGCGCGGATGCCGACAGCGTTCAGCTGTGCGACCTTGGCGGCAGTCTTGGCTTCATCATCAACCGAAGCATCGAACTTCAGTGTCGGCAGCTTGGCTTCAGCATCACGATCAATGATGGTGACTTCGACATCAGCTGATGTTGCATCAACCGAATATCCCAAAATTGCCGTGGCCACTTCTGCGCCTTCGATGCCTACGGTTTCGGCAGCAGGCGATGGAACAAAGCTGCCAGCAGCGGCAGTCAGTTCACCGATGACGGTTCCCGCTTCGACAACACCCGTTCCGGCCGGGATGGTGGCTTGTGCGCGTGAACGCCGCCCGGCTGCCTCCGACAGAAGGAAAGACAGATTGCGGGTCTGCATTGTTACGTTTTCCATGTGTTACGCCCCTTTTCGTGCGCGACGGCTGGCATAGATGCCGCCAGTGTCGATGGTTGCGGTGGTCTTCTTTGGCGCTGCGGCACCCGAACCAGGCTGCGCCAACGCGGCAGCGGCTGACCGGCTGGCCTGATAGCCCTTGGGGTCTGCCGGTTCATCACCAGCAGCCGAAGGCGCATCGCCAGCAGCCGCTTTCAGCGTGTTGATGGCGTCTTCTGCCGACATTTCGGTGTCGAAGGCCAAGTGCTTCGCAAGCCCTTCGCGCCCCTGCGCTGCATCGTCTTCCGTGATGGCCTTGATGCGGGCCTTCACATCACCAGCGGAAACCGTTTCTGCCGTTGTGGCTGCAGGTTTCGGGTCCGCTGTTGCGGGTTGTTTTGCCATTTTGGGTTTTTCCTTTTTGGCTTGGGTTGGGGCAGCGGACGCCGCCTTCTGCGCCTTGGCTTTGAAGGTCCAATCCTTCTTTTCTGCCATGGCAACGAGTCGTTCGGGGGCGTTCGCGTATTGCCTGAAGTCGAAGGCAGTGACGTTCGAAGACTTGGCCTTCACAGCGTCCGTCGCAAAACCACGTTCAACAGCTTCATCGGGTGTTAGCCAGATTTCGCCTTCCATTTCTTCCAGAAGGTCTTCGACATCTTCGCCAGATTTTTCTGCGTAGATTTCAGCCATGCCGCGCCCAACCTTGCGAGCGCTTTCAGCGTAGCTTTCAAGGTCTTTTGCCTTGCCATAGGCAACACCTGACGGGCCATGAATCATCATCTGTGAACCCGCGCGCATCGTGATCGTGTCACCTGCCATTGCAATCAAGGATGCACTGGACGCAGCCATGGCATCCACAATCACCGCGACATTGCCCTGATGCGCCACAAGCGCATTGTAGATGGCGATTCCGTCATCGGTGTACCCACCGCCCGAATTGATGCGGACGGTGATGTCAGCGCTGCGGCCAACTTCAGCCAAAGCATAGATGACATCCGTGGCCGTGAAGCCTTCATCCCAAAAGTTATCACCAACGAACCCGTAAAGAACGAGTTCGCCATCAACCAAAATGGTCATTTCTGTCTCCTTTGTTCAGGTAAAGCGAAAGCGTTTTGCGTATCGGGTACGTTTCTGACCGCCGCCCGACCGGGCACATTCGCTTTCATAATGCGCAATCAAGGACGCCAACCGGCGGTCATTGGCGCGCATGAAAGTGACTTCTTCACCGTCGATGCGCACGGTTTCCCGAACACCGCCAACGGCCAGCTTCAGCTGCATCTTCTTCAGTGCAGTGACCACATCACATGGCTTGGCGATGTCGATTGTGTCAGCGCCAATCTTCACAGTGCTTTCAATGCTCATTTGATCACCTGCGGTGTTTGTGCCGGCGCATCTTTGGGTGCATAGGGTGACTGCATGCCTGCCTCTACATAGCGCCGATGTTCGCGCTGCCGTTCTTCAAAAAGCGCATCTGAATCAACACCCAAATCGCCGGTTTCAATGGCCACCGAACTGGTGCCGTTCTTCAGGCGTTCCGTTGATGCCTTTGCTGATTTCAGGTCATCAGCAGTTGGCTTTGGTGGACCTTGCCAACCGGCCAGGCACACCCGCGACCGGTTGGCCCTGAATGCGAGATACCCACCTTTGAACGGAATGCGGCCTTCACCAATTTCTTCGTCCAGCCAGTTTTCATAGGCCATTTGACACATCGGTGCTGCAACACGTTCACGCCGCCGGGCAACCACGGGCCACAAAGAAGACGTTTCCATCCGCACGCTGGCATAGGTCGCGTCCGTGTAGTCCATCGTCAGACCGCCATAGGAACAGCCGATTGTGCGCGCCATGTCGCGCGCCAGGCTGTTGGAAAATGGCAGGAAGTCTTTGCCCGGCACATTGGCTGTTTCCAGCGCAAGTTTCTGACCCGGACCCAAGTGGGAAACCTGCGGGTCTGCACCCACCGAAATCCGGCTGTCTGCGGCAGCGTCCAGACTGCCCGAAAGATAGCCCAGATATTCCTTGCCATATTCAATACCATCACCGCCCTGTTCCTTCAGGACTTCCAGCGCTTCATATGCATCCGCACTTGGCGTCTCGCTGGTCAGCGTGATGGCAAAGATGGTTTGCAAAAGAGCCATCTGCAGCGTGGCGTCATCCAGCATTTCAGCCTGAATATGCTTGCGGAACGCAGGGGCCAGCTTGGAAATCCCCCGGACATCGGTGGCATCCATCGGGTCGAAGATGTGCATGACCAAAGACCGGCCATCGGCATCAAATGCAGCATAGTCCTGCTTCGCGCGGACACCATCCAGACTGGTGTCGAACCGATAGGACACCGGACGGCCCTTGCCGTCATGGCGAATACCTTGGAACATCCCGTCAAACGAATTGGTGTCCTGCACCAGCTTTTGGGGTGGCACCAGACACAGCTTTGTTCCGGTCGCAATGCCGTAGCGGCTGCGGTCCGCATCATCGAAGAAATCAAAGACACCCGTGACTTCCCCAAAAGCGATGTCCCACCGCAGACCAATATCGACCATTTGCGGGCCGCTCAATTTTCCCCGCATGTCGCATTCTTTTTTGTCGTGCCAGAACGCCTTCCAGCGGCGCTTCAATATCCGAATGAATTCAGCCTTTTCCTCATCGGAATAACCAAGCCCGGTCAGGTCCGGGTGAGGGTTCAAGGTCAGACCAACACCAACGGTATCCGCAATCACTTGGTCGCAGGCACCCTTCAAACGGCCTGAATTCTGGATAAGGTCCATGGCCAAACCCGCACTTCGCGACCAGGCACGCCGGATGTCATCCCGGCTATTGGTCAGCGGCGCGACCCGCGATGCGATAGCGCCGCTTTTTGTGTCGCGCAGATACCGTGCCGTTGTCCGGTTTGAAACGGAACCTTCTGGACTTTGCGAACCGTTTGGACGCATCAGATGCAGCGCTTTTTTGATAAGGCCAGTCACAGCTATTTCTTGCTCCATTTGTTTCGGGCACGCTCTTTCACGCTGTCCGATTTGTTCTGCGCTTCAGCCTCATTCACCGCAGATGGCTGCACCGGCAACAACAGGTCTTCGAAATCACCCTGAACGTCTTCTGGTGGACACTCACGCGCCGCCATCAGCTTATCCCATTCGGTGTCAGGCAGACTGCGAACCCCCAAGCGGGTGGCTGCAGCTTCAGCCTGCAAATGAGTGTCCAGCCCTTCATTGGCCTGACTTGGATCTTTTACCCAAAGATAGCGGGTGAAGCCGGACTTGGCTTTTTGGGCCTTGCGTGATTCCGCCGTCAGCTGCCGGAAATATTCATCTTCCAGCCCCCGTGGCAGCGCCACATATCCGCGTTCTTCCGGGTCATTTTTCTTCAGGTTCCGGTAAAGTGCCATCTTCAGAACGGATGATGCAAAGTTATAGAAGCGCTTTGAATACCGGACAATCTTGCCCCGCCGGTTGCGCTCTTTCTTCACCACGGCCAGAAGCGGCGCGCTTTCAGGATGCACACCGCGAACCATGATGACGCGACCCGCTGGATGCTTGCGCGCCCATTCCCATACGTCTTCCGTGTAGGCGTTGCCGTCGATGGCCAGCATGTCGATTTCGACCTTTCGGCCATAGGCATTCCGGAAACCCTGTTTCAGCAAACCATTTAGGTTCGCCTGACATTTTTCATCCGAAACATGACCGGTGAAGACACCATATTCCACGACCGCGCGGCGCTTGTTCTGCCCCCATGCAACCACCTGCCATTCAACCCGGTCACCCTGACAGTCAACGCCGCAGGTCAGCAGCGGATAACCGGCAGGAATGGTGCCATGCACATAATCGGATTCTGACGCGCGGTCGCGCAGGTCTTCCCAAGGTGGCGATTCCCCAAGCACGCGATAGGCTTTGCCAACCACGTCATTCCAGAAGGTCGGCTCCTTTGGAGGGTCACCTTTCGCGGCAAGC